CACCGGAGTCCTTATAACGATAAGCACACGTAAACGCCAATTAAATGGGAAAAGTCTCAATCCAAGATATGAGTAAAGATCCTACATATGGAAAGGTTGTTTTGAAAAGATCAACAAACTTTTAAATTTCTCAAGGACGGGTTCCAAAGACACAAGAACCAATCTGAACACCAGTAGGAGGAGCCGTAATAGTACCAGTACCAAATCCAGAAGGAGCCCAGCCAGCAGCAATGTATGATTCCTTAGGATTGAAACCATGCATCCGGAAGTCATCACCAAAAGCCTGAAAAACAAGAATCTCACAAGACTGATAATTCTGAGGAACATGGATAACCAAACGACCATTAGTATAGTCGAGAGTTCTACCATATACACTCACATAATCAGGATTCGGAAGAATATTGTTCACAGTATTGAAAGGAACTGAAACATCCAGATAGAAACCACCACTTCCATGAGTACAGGAATACTCAATAGCAGTAGAGTCATAAGCATCTTCGGGTTTGAACAGATAAGTGTTCGCAGCCCAACCAGCACCTTGAGCCTGAGCAGAATTGCCAAAGAAACTTCCAGCAGGAGCGCCAACATACGCATCGAAAATAGTAGTATTGGCAGTAGCAACAGGAGGCAAACCAGAGGCAAGACCAGCATAGTTCGGATTCGTCTGAGTGATATGAGCTTGACAAGAAGGAACATGACACACTCGAAAACCACCCTGATTGGTATGAATACCATCCACGCTGTTAGCGAAAAAGATTCGATATTTCAGATGTCCACTCCACCCAGAATACAGCTTCGTCATAATAGGACTCATCGGAACCACATCGAAGGAATATGCGGTGAAGTTCCGAAGGACACTAGCTCCAAGGTCAACATAAGTCTGTTGAGGAAAGGAGTAGACGTAAGCCGAGTATCCGGGCATTTGGTGAATAGAAATCTGAGAATGTCGTCGTCCTATTTCGGTAATATCACGAACACAGTAATCGAACTTTCGTCCAATAGTGCGTCCGCAAACAGCATGGCTACCTTCAGGGTCGGAGGTAGTAGTAAGGGAGATAACGGGAGGAAACTCGTCATCACCTTCAACGGGCATAATATTCGCAACGCCCTGAGTACCCGTCTCGAGAGCAGATTCGCCTTCCATAGGACCTTGACCAACAAGTTGAGGAAGATCATTTCCACCATTCAAAGAACAATACCTAGTAGCACGAGGCTCATAGACAGAAACATTCTCAAAACGAGCAAAAACTGCAAAATCCACAGTAGTCGGAACGAAAGTCGAAGAAGACTTCAAAGGATTCACAACAAACAGGTTCAGCCAGCCAAGAGAGAAATCTTCCGCATTGAGAGTAGTGACACCATCAAAAGTACGAAGGAACTCAGTCTGAGCATTGTATGGAACCCGAACAGAAGCCCACTGTTGATTACCAGTAAACTCCAGAATAGCATTGGGATAAGCGTCATAATTCGCACCAGCAACACTAGCAGTAGCACCGTATCCAGCAACCAACTGTAATCGGACAGTATGGAAAACACTCTTGACCACAAAAATCTCGAACACAATATCCGCGCGCCATCTCTGAAAGAGATTCAACACCATAATGTTCGGAGGAATCTGAGTACCAGAGCCATCAACAGGAACATTCAGAATAGAATTCAAAGGTCGATCAAAAATAGAAGTTCCAGCAGCCTGACCAGTGTTAATAGTACTGTTGCCAAAAAGACCACGAGTTCCACACAAATAATCAATAGTAGTTGTCTCCTGAAACCGCAAAGAATCGGGTTCCCGATGCAACATACACTGATCCATCTGCAAAGAAACAGTAGGCTCCAAACCAACCGCCTTAGAAAGACTCGAAAACTGGGGAAAAACCGGAATACCACCACCAGACACAGGAGGATTATCCAAAGGAAGGGTAGCAGTAGCTTCACCCTTAGCACTCTGAGTAGTCCCAACGTCAGTCTGAACGGGAACATCACCACCAATATCATGAATATTGAATTTGTTCTTCACATTGGTAGTGGAATAGTTCGCGCCTTGACCAGTATACTTCACAATCTTAGAGTCTTCATGAGGACCCTGACCAGTAGAAGTACGTGGTCTAGCAATCCGAAATTCAGACTTAAGCCTAGTAAAGACAGAAATCGAAGCAGTAGTAGGAAGAGTTGAGGTAACCAAAGGAAAAAGAACCCCAATACTCAAAGTACCCATACAAGCATCAGCAGAAGTAGTATAGCCTTTCGAATTGTTCAACCAAGTCTTCCAAAATCGAAAAGGAACATTCATAACCCGAGTAGAGTTATTGTTCGGAGTAAGGAAAATGTGGTCATAAGCAGTCCAATTGACAATAGATCCAACAGACAAAGTAGCACTAGTAAATGGCTGTAAGAAAACCACTAAAGCACCCAACTGAACAGGAGTCCCATTAACTTGAAACATAACCTCCATTTCGGGCTGGCTATACAAGTAATTCATGAAACCCATATTCTGAATCGAAGCATTTCCAGAAGACAAAGTCAGCAAATCAAAAGGCAACTGATAAGTCTTCAAAATACCGCCCTGGCCAGCAGTACTACTCCAATCAAAAGACTCACGACGAATCCAAGAATGGGTAGCAACAGCCAAATCCATAGGCTCAGCAACAATACTTCTAGCAGCAACTTTTGAGAAATTGTTGCCAGAAATAGCAGAAGGACGCTTTTCTTCAGCAGTAACAATCTGAACCAAACCGGAATTATGAATCTCCGGGCCAGAATCAGGCAAAGCAGGTCCTTGTCCAACAAAAATGGGTCCTTGTCCAACAAAAGTACCATCCATTTCATCATCAGAATCCCAAACAGGAGGATCATCAGGAATCAAAACTTCAGGAACTTGAATAACTTGAGTCTCCCATTCATCCTCATCCTCTTCCAAAGGTCTAGGGTCAATATCAGGACCTTGGCCAAAGAAATGCATGAAGTCCAAACCAGAAGCAGCAGTTCTACCAGCAACACAATGGTGCAAATCGGAATAATTGGTATTAAAATTCCAACAGCGGCCGCGAGACAAATAAGCTGACTTTAAAGAGACAACATAAGAGTCAAAGAAATCACGGTCCCACTGACTAGCACAATCAATCATCTGTTGAATAGTCTGATCCAAAGAACAATCACCATCCTTAGTCCACTGAGGAGTCTCCCAAAGAGTATCCTTCCTCAAAGCACCAGTCCAACGTCCAGAAAGACCAACTCGAGGAATAGCACCGAGAAAGGTCACACCATCAAAAGTCTCATAATCATCAGTCAAGTCACGATCCTTGAAAGCAGAAGTATAGACTTGTCCAATACCAGTCATATATCCAGAAAGCTCTTTTGGAGTCATCTCAATCCTATCGGAAATACAAATGACCACATCATCACCAAGGACAACCATTCGAACATTGTCATCAAAACTCACAGCTCCATACTTCTGCATAAAGCAGTACCGCACATAGATATTGTTCATGATACAATTCACAGGAGTAGTCAAGAAACAACCACTCTTGTTACCAACCTTCACCGTCAGCAAAGTATCACGAACCTGAATAGGAGACGCAGTCTCATGTTGAACAAGATACGCGCATTCAGCCGCTGAAACACCGCTAGTTTTCATTGCAATCGCGCAGAAAATTTTATAAGCGGCATCAGAAGCCTTCTTCACATATCTTTGATCAAAAGATTCATAGTCTCCAGCACTCATTCTTGTTCCAACCGAAGTCAGATAAGTATGAATACCATCCATATCCTCAGAATACTGATTCAAACCAACAGCAAAACCGGTAGCCTCAAACGAGTTCATAAAAGCAGCAAAAGTGGTCCCAAAGACCATCCTAAAAGCCACAATCGAAACAACATCGTTGGCATAGGTCATCCTAGTACGAACATCCTCAATTTTGGAAGCCTTCACAAGTTCATCTTTCAAATAACCAATAAACCGGTGATCAATAGGACCTCCATCAAAACTCTTCATCTCAACAACTCTTTGTTCAACTAAATGTCTGAACATAGGAGAATACTTCAACTCAGAACCTTCAAACCACACAAAATCAGTCTTGCCTCGTTTGGTCTGTAAATGCACCAAAGGGTAACCAGGACTAGTCGATGTAGTAATCGAATTCAAAAAAGCAGGAATGCCAGAACAAGCAGACTCGAAAGTCAAAAGTCCAACTCCACCCGGAAACGACAATTTTTCACAATAGCGATCAATGAGAGTATCAGTGACACGATCAAGCAAAATATCATCCATCTCGGGGCTTTGAAT